GGGAAACTCAGTTTGCAGAGCGTATGCGTGCGCTGAATGAGCGCATCGCCAAAGCTCAGCAGGACCTCGCCTCTGCTCAACGCATGGCTGCCGTAACTGGCGGTTCCCGCGCTGGCGCCGCTGGGCTTCCTGCCGGTATTAGCAGCTACATCACTGGCGATACACGCAGCCCCTATTACCGCGCAGATCACGGGGGTAAGAACTACCACGAGCACCTGCGTTTCGTAAGCCGTCAAGCAGCAGAAGCTGCCTACGACCTACTGGTCAAGGCCGGTATCAAAGTGACGGAGTTCAAGGGCCGTACTCCGGTAGGCAGGCACACCCCCGGCTCCGCCCACTATGAGGGGCTGGCTTTCGATGTGCCCGCCAGTCAAGTTCCGGTAGGCCAAGAGCGGCGGCTTACTGCGCTGGTCCAGCAAACCCTCGGCATAGGTGGAGGTGCTGCTGCTGCTCAGCAACGACGCGGCATCGTAGACACGGGCGACGTCACCCTCGCTCAGGTAGAACTGCAGGCACTGCGGACTGCCTACAACGAGCTGATTGAATCTAAAGGCCGCTGGGACGCTGCTGCTGACACTGAAAGCATCAGCGCCCTCACAAAGGCGTTCAGTGACCAGAACCAAGAGCTCCAGAACACCCTCCGCACGGACACTCTCCGCGCTGAACTCCAAAGCAAGGGGTACACGGCAGCGCAGATTGATCTTGAAATGAAGCTGGCCGATGCTCTCGATCGCCGCAACCGCACTCTGTCTGAAATCCCTCTATCCGCATCCGATGCAATCGAAGCGGTCAACGCTAAGTACCGGACTCAGGTTGATCTCCTCACCAAAATCTACGACCTCAACCAAGCCAATGCCAACAGCTTCGGCTTCCGCGAGGGCGCCCAGCGCTACGTCGAATCCATCGGCACGATGCGCGAAGCCACGGCCAGCCTGACCGAACAAGGCTTCAGGGGCCTCGAGGACGTGATCTTCCAGCTCACCACCACAGGCGCCGCCAACTTCCAGGCCTTCGCCGTCTCGATCCTGCAGCAGACAGCCCGCATGATCATCCAGCAGCTCGTGCTCAAAACGATCATGCAAGCGATCGGCGCAATAGGCGGCGGCGGGGCAGACCGCAGCTTCGGTACGCTTATGGCAGGGATCAACAAGTACAGCGCCAACGGCAACGTCTTCGCGGCCAACGGCATCGTCCCCTATGCGATGGGCGGTATCGTCAATCGCCCCACCCTGTTCCCCTTCGCCAACGGCGGATCCATCGGCACCGGCCTCATGGGTGAGGCAGGACCCGAGGCCATCATCCCCCTGCAACGCGGCGCCAATGGGAAGCTGGGTGTGGCTGGTGGGGGTGGTACGACCAACGTCGTGGTCAACGTCGATGCCTCAGGCGGCACCGCCGTCAGCGGCGACGCAGGCCAGGCCAAGCAGCTGGGCCAAGCGATCACCGCAGCCGTACAGGCTGAACTTGTCAAGCAGAAACGACCCGGGGGTCTGCTAGCCGGATGACCACGTTCACCTACGTCGCCGACTTCCCGGTAACCGAGACCACCACGCTGACCACACGCAGCGTGACCTACGGCACCGCAGAGGAGCGCCTCGCCTACGGCCTGCACGTACTCGTTGACACATGGGCGGTGAAGTTTGCCGCACGCACCGCAGCTGATCGAGACGGCATCCTCGCCTTCCTCGAGGCAAGGGGTGGAACGGAGCCCTTCACATGGCTCACCCCCTTCGGTGATACAGCCCAGTTCCTGTGCCCCACATGGGACTCCAGCATCGACTCTTGCCTCCTAAGCACGGTCGGCGCCTCCTTCATCCTCGTCAACACCGCCGCCGGCCCCAACCTCACCGCGCCAGCGCCTCCCTCCGCCGCCTTCACCTACCTGCCAGACTTCGGCACCTCCCAGAAGTACGACACCCGCGTCAAGCGCATCCCCTTCGGTGACGGCTACAGCCAGCAGATCACCTACGGTATCCACCCCGAGCAGGCTGACTGGCAACTCACCTTCAGCCAGCGCACCAACAGCGAGCGCGACGCCATCCGCACCTACCTGCGCGGAGCCAAGGGAGAGCTGGCCTTCTCATGGACCCCTCCCTACGGCACAGCCGGGAAGTACGTCTGCACGGAGTGGAAGACCGACTACGTTAACTTCAACAACAACACGATCAACGCCACCTTCAAGCAGGTCTTCGAGCCATGAGTAAGCTGGAGGCACTGAGTATTTCATTGTTGCCGGGCTATGTCAACCATCGTCACCCGCGCCGGTAAGGGCAGCCCGCTGACCCACACCGAGCTTGACGCCAACTTCACCAACCTGAACACCGACAAGGCCGGATACATCACAGGCGAAGGCGGGGTCGTCACACAGGCCACCAGCAAGTCAACTGGCGTCACGCTCAACAAGAAGTGCGGAGAGATCACGCTCAACGGCGCAGCTTTGGCCGCCGCAACCATCGTCAGCTTCACGCTCACCAATACCGCTATCGGCGCCAATGACTTGCTGGTACTCAACCACTCCAGCGGTGGCACGGCAGGCGCCTACACACTGAACGCCCAATGTGCTTCGGGCTCGGCGTCCATCAACGTGCGTAATGCCACTGCCGGCAGCTTGAGCGAGGCCATCGTCATCCGCTTCGCTGTCATCAAGGGAGCCATCGCCTAATCCATGGCCTATGTCGTAACCGGCTACTGGGATGCTGGTTATGTCACCAGCGATAGCGAGGCTGCCCTAAGCAGTGCGCTGCAGGAGATTGCGCCCGGTGCCGTCATCGAGCTATTCCAGCTCGAGCTGAACGTACTTCAGCACGGTGTTGCAGTCACCTACTACTTTCATGCTGGCGTCAACCAGCTGACAGCCGACATCACCTGGAACGGGCAGGCCTACCAGGCTTTGCCCATTACGGCTGAAGGGTTTGAGCTGACCGGCAAGGGCACACTGCCGCGCCCCAAGCTCACAGTCAGCAACCTCGCTGGCACGATCAGCACACTGATCAGCACCCTGCCCGAGGGCCTCCAAGGCGCCAAGGTGACGCGGCTCCGCACCCTGGGCCGCTTCCTCGATGCGGTCAACTTTCCGGGCAGCGTCAACCCCACCGCCGACCCCTTCGCCGAGTTCCCCCGCCAGGTTTTCTACGTCGATCGACTCGCATTAGAGAATCGTGATGTCATCGAGTTTGAGCTGGCCAGTGTCTTTGACCTGGCGGGTGTACGAGCACCCAAGCGCCAGTGTGTGACACGATGCCAATGGAAGTACCGCTCCCCTGAGTGCAGCTACACCGGCACCGAATACTTCGACGTCAACGACGTGCAGGTCTACAGCGCCTCGCAGGACGTATGTGGTAAGCGGGTGAGCAGCTGCGAGAAGCGTTTTGGCGTGAACCAGCCGTTGCCGTATGGCGGATTTGTTGGCATCGGCACCTACTTTGCATGACCTGGCGCGAGAAGGCACTGGAACACGCACAGGCTGAGGATCCTCGCGAAGCCTGCGGTCTGCTTGTGGTGATCAAGGGACGCAAGCGGTACTGGCCCTGCACCAACCTCAGCACCTCGCCTAATTCGTTCTTCCTGCTTGACCCCGCCGACTACGCCAAAGCCGAGGATGCTGGCGAAATCACGGCCATCGTTCACAGCCATCCAATCTCTCCACCGCTTCCCACAGAGGCCGACAAGGTAGCGTGTGAGGCCAGCGGCCTGCCCTGGCACATCGTCAACCCCAAGACCGGCCAGTGGGGCTTTTGCGAGCCCTGCGGTTACCGAGCACCGCTGATCGGCAGGCAGTGGGTCTGGGCGATCCAGGACTGCTGGACGCTCGCTCGCGACTGGTACGCCACCCACGGCATCGAGGTTCGTGACTGGCAGCGCCCGATCAATCCAGAAGACTTCAACGCTGCCCCCATGTTCGATGGCTGCTGGGCCGCCACCGGATTCCGCGAGCTAGGCGAGGATGAGCCCCTTGAGCCGGGCGACCTCCTGCTTATGTCGATCAACTCGCCCGGCCTGAATCACTGCGGCGTCTACATCGGCGACCAGCTCATCCTCCACCACATCCGAGGAAGACTCAGCAGCCGCGATCTCTACGGCGGCTGGCTCCTAAAATGCACAGGGAGGAGGTTGCGTCATGCTGCGTAAGATCAAGCTCTACGGAACCCTCGCGAAGTTCGTCGGTAAGCGGGTGCTCACCGCCGACGTAAGTAGCGCGGCTGAAGCCGTCCGCTTCCTCCTCGCCAACTGGCCTGAGCTGCAACAGCACATGGCCGACCAGCACTACCGCGTAAGCGTTGGCACGTATGCGATCGACAAAGACGAACTGCACGATCCAGCGGGTCAGCAAGACATCAGCATTGCGCCAATAATTGCTGGCGCTGGCACGGTAGGGAGGATAATTCTTGGGGTTGCACTACTGACTGCAGCTTTTGCCATCCCAGGTTTTGCAGCGTGGGCGGGCCCAACTGCCTTCTCGCTAATTGTGGGTACAGGCGCGGCGCTTGTTCTGGGCGGTGTCGCGCAGCTTTTAGCTCCTGTCCCACGAACAAACGAAACCGACAAGGATCCACGCAAGACCTACAACTTCTCCGGTATTCAGCAAACGAGCCGCCAAGGTACGCCCCTGCCAATCATCTACGGAAAAGGACTCTGCGGCAGCATCGTAATTAGTGCCGGTGTGGACACCGTGCAGGTGAAAGCATGAGCAACGATGGCCGTATTGCCGGGGGCATCCTTATCGGCGGCGCTGGTGGGAAGGACGAAGGGGGTAGCTCGCGCACTCCCAGCACAGCCCCTGACAGTCTTGACTCGCGTCAATACGCCAACGTCATTGACCTGATTTCAGAAGGTGAGATTGAGGGCTTGGTTGATG